GCATAGATACCGGCGACCGGACAGGTGAACACCCCAGTAGACCCCACCAGACCTGTACCCCACCAATCTATATTGGTCGGCCAACCCGTTGCTAATGACTGGTAAAGCGTACCATTATTTTGGAAACCCGAGTAGCCGATGCCACTGTCAATGGCATTACCTCGACCAGCAGCATCGAAAATCAACGCGGTATTAAGCGTGATACCAGTAGTCTTGACTATGGCGGCACCTCCGATATCAATACTCATCACTCAATAACCTTCTTCGGCGTCGCAGTAGCTGGGTCCACTTCGGTGAGAGCGAACTTGTAAACCTTACCCCGCTTGTCGTTGTAGATGAACAGGTCGTCCTCACCCTCAACGATGGTCCATTCGCCGATCCCGTTACTTAGGCTCAGGTCTGAGGTGTAGACTACACCCCAACGCGCCGTGGTAGAGCCAAGATTATTCCCACCATTAATCTGCGGCACTACAGGGCCGTTGACAATCAAGGGACTGGAATTAGCGATAGCATTAGTACCAATAGAAACGGCACCCCCATTGTAGTTCAAATATATCCCTGATGCAACACCGTTGTTGACAGCCTGAATCTGGTTTTGGTCCATCCGTAGATTGTATGTGCTAGTAGCACCAATCTGTAACGGATGAAGAGTAGAGCCCAAACCCATAGAGTTATTTACCAATCGAAGGGTGTATATAGAAACGTCGCCAGTGGCACGGTCGATAGCTAACGGATTTGTAAGTGCATTTCCGGCGTCGTCGTAACGGTTGATTATAAAATTCGTCCCGACGTTGCTACCGGTTTCACCCGCAGAATCCCCCAGAACGATATTCCAGCGGTAAACCCCAGTGTAGCTTTGCCCTACAATATTATTGTTATTCGCGGCCCCTGATTTGCGCAGACCTAGGGTAACACCTGTCGAAGGATTAGTTGGCGCAATAAGAAACTGGGGTGATACCGCATTGGTACCAGTCAGCGTCAAGCAACCGGTCAGGTTGATGTTACCGGTAGCGCGATTGACAGTTATCGGGTTGTTAAGATATGTACCTGCATCGCTAAACCCAAACAATGCGAAATTGGAACCTGCATTACCCGTGCTTTCGGCAGACCCATCGCCAAGATATAGACCCCAACGATTTAATACACCTTTAGTACCAATGAGGATAGACGCAGCCCCGGTTACATTAGTGCTTAACGTTACTGTTGCGTGACCAGCGGCGCTATTGATAATCAGCGGCCCAGTCATGGTATCGCCGAGCTTCAATACATAGGCCGACAACAACCGCTGGTTCCAGACAGTACCGTCCCACTGATAAGCGGGGCCGCCAGCCGGGGTGTATACGTCGCCTGTAGTCGGAGCGTCGGGGAAATTAAACATCGGGTTCAGACCCCTCCACGGTACCACCCGCTTCCTTGAAATTCAACCAATCGCTACCTTGACTATCCTCAGTCAGCCACCACTCGATACCATTCTCATCTATACAAACAACCATTTGTGGATCACCGGGGATCAATGGCGGCGACGCATATTTACAAGAAACATAAGCCATCACGTCATCCTCGCGTTTACGGCAACGTAGGGCGCGATACCGTAGCACGACCCAGCCGCTACAGCCGTAACGGCGACACGAATGTTATCAGGTTGGCCGGCTCCATACGAAATGCCAGCTGTTGTATTAACGAGCGTTTGCGTGCCAAAAGAAACTGCCGAAGGAGCAGCACGCATTCGTGTTTGAAATAGATAGTTGCTGTAAACTGACTGAGAGGCCGCACCTGATGTGAACCCGACGATGAAAGACGTGTCATATTTGGCGTAATAGCGACGGCAAGCCTGCTGTTCTTCGCCAATGTCGGATACATCCCACGGCGGCGCAAGCCCAGTCTTGTTTGGGTCCGCGTAAAGGCCGACCTCGCCGAGATAGAATCCATTCGCCGCTCCAACACCATTAGCCTGTCCGGCACCGCCATAAATGTTCGCTGTTTGCCAGGCCCCGGCAGTGCCAACCATGCTCGATCCGACAGCTATACCCCATTCGACCCGCATACCCACGCCTGTATCCGTCGTCCACACTCCTTGCGAATCGCCGGGAATGCTGAGAACTATAAAGTTCTCGACGTTGGCAGTCGCGGTGAATTGCGCAATGTAGACACGGTTTAGGGCAGCATTGGAAATCCGCGCAGAATATAATCCGCCGATGGAAGTAAATACCATAAAGCGCAAGACGATGCTTTTAGCGGTCACCGTTCCCCAACATAAATCGGCTAACCTGGTACCTTCAATAAATGTTGTGATGATCGCATAATCGCCGGCAGCGAGTGCTGCTTTTGGGGTGCTGACGCTAATGTACATTGCATTCGATCTGTTAGGACCGAAATCAGCATCTAGTAATGAGCTACTCAAAATCCCCGGCGAGACACTCCAGCGGCTATGAAACTGATCGGCAGCGTAATAAGCTACGTTAGCAGCCGCTGCTGGCGATGCATTAAACCCATTCTCTTGCGATATCAGCATCGCACCATTGACCATGCGATTGTATGTTTCGGCAGTGGCGGGAGCGAGTTGCCTCCACGCACTCCACACGCCGGACAGCCGACCGCGATACCAGAAGCCTTTGCCAAAGGATGGACCCCCGCTGTACGGGTAGGCGATCTGCGTGAGGCTGGCCCCCCAAGCCAGCACTTGCACAAAGTAGTTATCGAACGCAGGCGGCCCGTTGGTGCCGCCGTAAGGCATGTCGTAATGCCATCCCGGCGTGACAATCAGGTTGAAGTCGGCGGCGGGCGCGCCAATAGCGTTAGGTACAACGGGCGCTAGGGCGTTGACCGCCTTGACGTGCGCGGTGGTCGCGACCGACGTGTCGTTGTCGGTGGCGGGCGGCGTCAGCGTCGTCGAACCTGACGGCATGTTCACGATGCCGTCAATGCGGTTGATGTTAAACACCAGGGAAGCAGTGGTTCCGGCGTTGTCCCAGCGATAAATGTTGAAATTGGAACCAACACCTTCGGCCCCTTCGGCACTACCGTCGCCAAGGTCTATGCGCCAGCGGCTCTTGGCTGCCATACGGCCAAGAATATACGCCCACGATCCAGAGGCAGGCTTGTCGAGGTTGATTGCGGGGCCAGCCTTGGAAATCGTCAGGTCGCCGGTCATAGTGTCGCCAGCCTTGGCGACCTTGGTGCCGAGCAACGTGTCGATCGCAGCCTTGGTATAGCCTATCACCCAATCCAACGCGCTGCGTACGTATGAATTGCTATCGTTCGGTGCATCGGTAATCGCCGCTGGCCCGCCCGGCCCGATATTTACCTGCACCCACTGCTGCGAGGTCCCGTCATCGTACCAAAGGTAGAAGTTGCCGCTGTCACTTTCCCACCATAGCATACCCGGCGTCGGCGATGCAGGCGGCGTGTCCTGCACCGCTATCGAAGCGCCACCACCGCCACTCTCAGCGGCTACGGCTAGCCAACGAGGCGACTTGAATATGTACGACTGCCCACCATCAGGTGGCGTGTATACCTGATCTTCAGTCGGGCTATCGGGAAAGTTGTACATTGGCTAGACCGGGGGATTCGGTTTCTTGTTGAGGGTGGAGCCGTTCGGCTTGGCTGGTGGCTCGGCGGGTTCAGCTGCTTTAGTAGTGGCCTGTAGTTCAACGAGCTGCTGCTCAAGCTCCTGTATACGAGCGCGGGCGAGTATGAGCTGAACATGCATATCACCCAGCGCCATACGGATGCTCTGGTCGATGATATCCTGTTGACTTTGGGCCACCATTACGCTCCTGCGAATGCGTTAGCCCGCGCGTCCCATATAGACGCGAGGGTGAACTCGATATCTGGGTCGGTTGGCCCCTCCGGCCCGGCTGACCCCAGCGTTGCCGCTATCGACGGGTTTGTAGCGACGTGCTGCGCCAGCAGGACCGCGTTATCATCTCCCCGGAAGACCCGGTTAGCATACGCCACCCGGTTCTCGTGGTTGACGGTGCTGGCTGGCTCAGACGCCACCATTTGCGCCGCCTTGAGCGCAAGATAGCTGACCCGAGAATAGAAAACCGGGTCGCTAGCCGCAGTGACGACGGCGAGGCTCATGTCACGCCTCCCTTGAGGGCTTCCTTGATCGAAACGCGCTTGTACATCCCTTCGGGTGCTTCAGCGAGGTTCTTCTCGATGATAGGAGCCGACGCCTTGGTCTCGACGACCCATTCACCGTCACGGTAAACGGCGATATGGCGCTTCGGGTCAGGCACCGACGGTGGCACGTCCAGCGTAGCGTTAGCCGGGATAAGGTAGCTCCCCGGCGTCTCAGGGTCTGGGTCCGCCGCCGAAGAAGCATTAAGATAGACGAAAGTCTCTGGGTCGTAGTGGTAACAGATCAATGGTAGTGCCATAGTGTTCTCCCCTAGTATTTAATACATGCCAATAGAGCGACATTCCTTGGTCTTGTCTCAGTAGTGCCGCCAACGTTAGCCACTACAGTACCTGAAGTGGTATGTGTATGATCGACGGATTGTGCTGCAGTATTACCAGTCATAGCGTGGGTGTGTCCCGCCGAACGGCCACCGGTAGTCGACGAGGCATCACTGAAGGTATGCGTATGGTTCGCGCTCACACCACCTGTTGAGCCGCTGACCGCAACCGTATGGGTGTGCGCCGCGCCGGTTGAATTGGTTGTCGGGGTGGTATCATTGGCAGAACCGTTACCTACCCAATCGTAACCAAATGCAGCCTGGCCCGACATAGGCATAACGCCGGTGATGGTATGAGAATGGTTAGCACTACCGGTGCCTGTCGCCGAGCTGGTATCCGCAAAGGTATGGGTATGACTGACCGAGTTCGCGCCGGTTGAACCTGAGACCGCCACGGTATGCGTATGATCGGCACTTTCGGTGCCCATCGTCAACCCGGTAGCGGCATGCGTATGACCGGCACTGATGCCACCGCTAGTCGCGCTGAAGGTATGATCGTGGGTCTTTAGACCATCGGTCTGTAACGAACCAAACGCACGGCCCGCGTCGACTACCGCCCGGCCATCATTCCAGCCGCGTAGGAACTCACCCCGGAGGTCCGGGAGGGCAAACGTGGTTGAGCCGTCACCTGCCCCGAAGGTCGTCCCTATGACCGCGAACAGGCCCGCGTAGGTCACGCGGTTTATCAAGGCCCCATTCGCCTTCAGCCACCCCAACGGCGCGGTCGTCGTAGCCAACATAGCTACCGACCCGACAGGCGTCCCGTCCGAGCTGACCACGCGCCACGTCGGCGCACGGAATACGAACAACGGCCCGCCCGCAGGCTGGAAGGTTTGCCCTTCGGTTGGTGTGGCTGGAAAATCGAAGGCCATCAGGCTAACACCCACGCCCCATTCATACGAACGTATTTCTGTCCATCCATAGGTGCCTCGGCTACCGGCCCCGCCGAACCGGTCGGTCCCATGTTGACCTGAATCCACTGTGAAGAGTTAGCGTCAACATACCAGATGTAGTGATTGGCGGTATCGCTCTCCCACCATAGCTGCCCGGCTGTCGGGCTAGGGGGAGGATTGTCCCCGATGAACATATACGCGCCGCCCATCGGGCCGACAGGACCCTGTATGCCCTGTATACCCTGTATACCTTGCGGTCCCTGCGGCCCTACCGGGCCAGGCACTGTACTATCAGCGCCGGTTGGGCCGGGTGGGCCTTGCGGTCCCGTCGCGCCATCGACGCCTTGGTAGCCGTCAGCGCCCTTCGGGCCAATGGCTCCCTGCGGACCTACCGGGCCGACTGGCCCTTGCAATCCCTGCGGACCCTGAGGACCGATTGGTCCCGCTGGCCCTACCGGCCCACCCGGAGGTCCCGGAGGACCTACAGCCCCCATAGGCGTCGCCTGTACCCACTGGGTGCTGGTACCATCGTTGTACCATACGAACATGATACCGGTGTCGCTCTCCCACCACAGGTCACCGACGCCCGGCGTGGGTGGCGGTGTATCACCTATGGTAACTGAAGCGCCGCCTCCACCACTACCCGTCGATGGAAGAACCTGCCACGTCTTATCACCACGCCAATACTTATCGATCGTACTCTGTGGTATGAAATCTTCCTTGGCCGCGAACTCATCGGCCAAGTCGTTCCAGTTCAGGTTCTGTCGAGCGTAGATCTTACCATCGTTGGGAGCCTCGTCGACCGGCCCGGCTGGACCTATCGGCCCGGCTGGCCCTTCCGGTCCTACCGGCCCCTCAGGCCCCTCAGGCCCAAACGGCCCCGCAGGACCTACCGGCCCCGGAGGACCAGCAATTTCAACGATCTCTAAAAGTGAAATAGTTTCTGGTTGAACCAGCTCAACCAAAGTAACCGGTTCAGGGACTGCGACGTCTATAGATACAATCTGAGTGGTTAGTACAATATCCGTTGCCTCAACCGCGACCGTCGGCTTCTGTACTACAACTTCAATGA